TGGTACTGAGCTTCTCAACGCCTCGGCTGGTCCTTATGCCCTTAACCAGGGCTATTCGTCTCCGACTGGTTCTTCGGCTGTCACTTGTACAGTTGTTGCATCCGGTACCGTGGGCGGACGTTGGTACGGTGCTTCCGGCACAAGTCGTACCTTTGCTCAGTCAGAGAATGATGGTGATCGATTGGTTCAGTTCGATCCGACACTGTCCGGCTCTTTTGTTGCTATTGCTCAGATTCCAAAGACTGATATTTCAGTTGACACTGATCAGTGGAACTCCGAAGACTTCATCTCCATTCAGTTGAGTGATGGTGCCGTCGGAACGATGCCCCTCCTTGGTGGTCGTCACATCCGTCGCCTTACGCGCACGGACTTCCGTGATAGCTCTCAGATCCTTGTTGTTCTGCAGCAGAGTGGTTCTATTGCAAATGCAAATACGTCACTCGCCGCGTGCGACACGGCTTCGTATGCCATTACGGATAACTTTAATGCCGCTAACGCTCTCGGTGCCGTCATCGGTGCTACTGAGTGGGGCTTGGAGAACAACCCGAACATTCCCGAGATCGACATCAAGGTCGATTCCGTGGCTGTCACGGCAATCACCAAGAAGCTCAAGGCTAAGTGGACCCCGGAATTGGGACAAGATCTCAATGCCTACCACAACCTTGATGCTGAGGTTGAGCTGACTCAGATTCTGTCTGAGCAGGTTGCTCTTGAAATCGACCGCGAGATCCTTGAGGACCTCGTCCGTGGTGCAAAGGCTGGTACTCGTTACTGGTCCCGTGCTCCGGGTCGCTTCCTTGACCGTGAGTCTGGCCGAGAAATCGGCGTGGGTGTTACCCCGGACTTCACCGGTAATGTGAGTGAGTGGTATGAGACTCTCGTTGAGACTATCAACGATGTGTCTGCACAGATCCACCGTAAGACTCTCCGTGGTGCTGCTAACTTCTGCGTGATTTCACCTGAAGTTGCTAACATCCTTGAGTTCACGGCTGGCTTCCGTGCCAATGTGACTGCCGATAGTGACCGTGGCGACGCGGGTGCTATGAAGGTTGGTTCGCTTTCGAAGAAGTTCGACCTTATTGTCGATCCTTACTTCCCACGTAATCTGGTCCTTGTTGGCCGTCGTGGAAGTAGTTTCCTTGAAAGTGGTTATGTGTACGCACCTTATGTGCCGCTGCAGACCACCCCGACGATCTTCGGTGTTGAAGACTTCGTGCCTCGCAAGGGCGTGATGACTCGATATGCCAAGAAGATGGTTCGTCCTGATATGTATGGACTGGTTATCGTTCGCGATCTAGTTTAGCCATACTTGACGTAAGGTCAAAATAGTTAAAGCCCCGTCTCTTTTGAGGCGGGGCTTTCTATTTAGTAGTAGCTTAATAGAGGTTCTTTTTAATGGCCATTCCAAATTTAAATCCTGCTTCCACAACAAATTCAAATGTTTTAACGGTAACTGGCTCCGCATCCAGCGTCGCCGCAACGTTACCATTTGGGATTTATGCAGGTTCTGATGCGTTCTTATCCGGCGCAGCCGATCAGGTATCTTATACCTACAAAAAGCTCGGCGGTGATGTACTGGATATTGAATTAGCAGAAGGAAATGTGTACGCTGCGTATGAAGAAGCCGTTTTAGAGTACTCTTACATCGTCAATATCCATCAGAGCAAGAATTCGCTCTCCTCTCTGATGGGAGCGACTACAGCTTCTTTTGATCAAGACGGGCAAATTGTAAGCGGGGATAGTTTGGAGGGGGTTAATGTCTCCCTGCGCTACCCGCGCTTTGATTATGGTTTTGCGCGCCGAGTATCGGAAAGAAGTATTACCGAAGTCGGATTGGGAGGCACACTTCCTATCTATTCGGGCTCTTTCTCTAGTGTTTCGGGACAGCAAGATTATGATTTGCAATCTATTTTATCCTCGTCGTCTGCCACCAACACCTCATCTTCATTTTATGGACAAATTGATGATAAACGTGTTGTAATCCGGAAAGTCTTTTATAAGAGCCCACGCGCCATGTGGAGATTTTATGGATATTACGGCGGTTTCTCCGTTGTGGGTAATATGCGCACCTATGGTCAGTACGCCGATGATTCGACCTTCGAGTTGGTACCAACATGGCAGAACAAACTTCAGGCGATGGCGTATGAAGATGCCATCTGGACGCGAACATCTCACTATTCTTATGAAATCAAGAATAACCAGCTGAGACTCTTCCCACGACCCGATACCACCAGTCCTGACAAGTTCTGGGTGGAATTTACTATTGAAAATCAGTTTAATCCGTGGGAAGAAGGAACCGATCAACCGAATTCTGGAATTGAAGGGGTTAATAATATGAATAGTCTCCCCTTCCAGAACCTTCCTTATGAAAATATTAACTCTATTGGTAAACAGTGGATTCGTCGGTTTGCGTTAGCGTTAACAAAAGAGATCTTAGGGCAGGTGCGAGGTAAATTTTCGACAGTTCCTATTCCTGGAGAATCGGTAACATTAAATGCTGCTGATTTGCTCACTCAAGCAAAGTCCGAACAGGATCTTCTTCGAGATGAACTCAAAACTACCCTTGATGAGCTAACCTATAGCGAGATGGCCGCCACAGATTCGACCATGCAAGATTCTACAGGCAAGGTTTTGCAGAATGTGCCAGCCGGCATCTACGTTGGATAACAGGGGGGGATGATCCATGGCTAGAAGCAAGAAAACAGAGGAGCAAATTCGCAACAAAAAGGCTGTCAAGTACGCATCCGTTGGAGATGCTTCGGTAGAGCAGAAACTTCAAGAAATTGAATTCGAAGCGTCTACTTTAGAGACAATTGATCGAGCCTTTTATAAATTTATTGATGAAGAGCTTAATTTATTCGCTACTTCTAACGATGGTTTTAAGAAAGTGCCCGTTTTATGGGTTACAGCCGAAAGAGCCTATCAGATTAAAGCGTGGCAAAACAAAGAAATTCGGGATTTAAGTGAGCAGACTCTTGTATTTCCCCTAATGACAGTGAATCGTGCCACAGTTGTGAAGGATCCTACCCGCAAAGGCACCGTTTGGGCTAATTTGTATCCTACCAAGGGTGCCAAAGGTGGTGTCATTACTGTTGCGCGCAATATAAATCAAAAAAAGACTGCTGAATTTCAAAATGCATATGCTGCTCGGTCATACGGACCAGATAAAAATGTTGCCGGCAAGATGAAAAATACTAACAAGAGAAACATGTCGGTTCAGCGTGTTGTTTATGATTCAATATCAATGCCTATTCCAACTTGGGTTATTGTAAATTATGAAGTCGCCCTGCGCTCCGAGTATCAACAGCAAATGAACGAGATGATGACTCCATTTATTACTATACCGGGAAACTCGCGCACTCCCAAACGCATTACCAGCGAGGGTCATTATTATGAACTTTTTATTGATGGTAATTTTAATAATGCATCGAATGCTGCCACCATTGGCATGGATCAGCGCAACTATGAAAATACTATTAATATTGAAGTGTTAGGATATTTAATCGGCGCAGGCGAAAATGAGGATCAGCCTATTATTGTTAAGCGTGAAAATGCTGTGGAATTTAAGCTTTCGAAAGAAAAGGTAATTTTCGGCGATATACCAGAGACATTGAAGGATGGATTTTATAGAGAATAGATTCTATTGAGCGCCTTCAATACTATTTAATAACGATATCCCAGGTTTAGGAGATAAAAACGAATGTCAGTCAAAAATTTTAGATTTGTATCACCCGGAGTTTTCGTCAATGAGATTGACAACTCACAAGTCCCAGCTTCCCCAGCAGGCATCGGGCCGGTCGTAATTGGGCGCGCCGAAAAAGGACCATCACTGCGTCCAGTAACGGTTAATTCCTTTTCCGAGTTTGTTAATGTTTTTGGTGCACCGTCACCAGGTACTGTTGGCGGTGATGTGTGGCGTAAAGGACAATGGAGCACTTCCGCCCCCACCTATGGAGCATATGCTGCTCAAGCTTACCTTAAAAATAGTTCTCCTCTGACATATATCCGCCTATTGGGCGCGGATGCCGACAGCGCTTCCGGCGCCGGCGTAGCCGGCTGGGACGCGGGCACCAACGGCAAGGCTTGGGGTCTTGTTGTTTTTAGTGGCACTGATGCTCCGTGGCGCAATGGAGCCAGCGGCTCCATCGAAGGGGCTCTCGCGGCCATCTTTTATACCACCGGCGCAAGTACTTATTTGCAGATGTCCGGAGCAATCGCCCGCGGTCCTGGATCTGGCGACGGCTCAATGACCCCGCCGGACGATGGGGGAGGTTGGCTCAGCGGTAACAACCACACCGGCTCCAATGTTGTTGTTAAGGATACGGGCAAGGCATACGAGTTCCGTATGATCATTAATGATTCAGACTACAATAGTTCGAATGTTTCAACAGTCTTCAACTTCGACCCTTCCAGTGCTAAATATATTCGTAAGGTGTTCAATACAACCCCACAGCGAACCAATACTGATATCGTGAGTGATGAACAAAACTACTTCCTTGGTGAAAGTTTTGATCGCCATATGAAATCGGTTATTACGGCAACTGCGGGTAAAACCTTTGCTGCTGTTGTCAATCTTACCAACGCGACTGACGGTGACGCCGACAACTTCCGTGCAGGTGTTCAAAGTTCAGAAACACCTTACATTATTGGTTGCGACACTGCACAACGCTCTAACGGAAGTTCGAACAGTTATGATATTCAGGCAATGCCTGCGCTCTTCCGAGTAATCGGACTCAATGACGCGGGTGATTGGACCAATCGAAACCTGAAAGTTTCAATTCAGGATATCAAAGTCTCTTCAAATGAGACTGACCCTTATGGTAGCTTCTCTTTGGTTGTACGCCGCTTAAGCGATTCTGATAACGTAGTACAAATCGTGGAGCAATTTAACGATCTTAATTTGAACCCCGATTCACTTAACTACATCGCACGCAAGATTGGTGACAAGTACACTACCTGGAACACTACGGAACGTCGTTATGTTCAGGTGGGCGACTGGGACAATGTTTCCAAGTATATCCGTGTGGATATGAATGAAGACGTCGTCGGTTCTGATGCATCTCTTCTTCCCTTCGGTTTCCGAGGACTCATCAAGTATGATGACGAAGCTGATGTTAGTCAAAGGCAGCAAGTGGGCAACTGGATAACAGGATCAACCACCACTGGCGACGTCGCTGGATCATTGGGGCGCCCGAGCTTTACCGCCGGGACTATGGGTGGTGACGCAGTTACCACTGGAGTTTTCGTTGTAAGTGGATCCATTTTAACGGCTTCCGTCGCTTATCCCGCACCCGAATTGCGACTTAGCGCTTCGGATGGTGATCTAAGCAACACCCAAGATGCTTACTTTGGTATGCAGACCAGTCGAACAACTGGTGGAACTGTCTTTGATGCCTCGAATATTGATATGCTTCGACCACGTGGTGCAGAAGTAGCGAATATGTTCGCCGGTATCTCAACAGGCATTCGTGAGCGCTCCATGTACTTTAGTCTTGACGATGTGAAGGCAAATGGTATCTGGGCTTCTGGTTCACATGCTCTCGGTACTGCTCTTACTAATACGAGCGGCGCCGTATCGGGCGTTTTGGACGCCGGTTACGATCGATTCACTGTACCCATGTATGGTGGCTTCGACGGGCTCGATATTACAGAGCTTGACCCCTTCCGCAATAGTCAGTGGGACGGTGCAAGCCCCACGGATGATACCAGCTACACGTTTAACACTATTCGCCGTAGTATCGATTCTCTCGCCGACCCTGAGGTTGTTGAGATGAACCTTGCTACCATCCCCGGACTCAAACAACCCGGTCTTACTTCACAACTCATTAATGTGTGTGAAGATCGTGCCGACGCTCTGGCGGTTATCGACGTTCAGGGTGGATACAAGGCGCGTGCAGAAGGCACTACGTCAGCCCGCAATAATACGGCTTCCGAGTTGGCTACGGTTATCAATGACCTGCGTACACGGGCTATCAATAGCTCTTACGCATGTACTTTCTACCCGTGGCTGCGCTGCCGCGACACCATTAACGGTGCTATGGTTTGGTTGCCGCCTTCTGTTGCCGCTTTGGGAACTTTCTCAAGCTCGCAAAAGAAGACTCAGGTTTGGTTTGCTCCCGCAGGCTTTAACCGCGGTGGACTTACCGAGGGTGCCGCTGGTATTCCGGTTACTGATGTATCCCATCAGCTGCGTCGTAAGGATCGTGATGATCTCTATGCTGCAAACATTAACCCGATTGCTAAGTTCCCCGCAGAGGGCATCGTGATCTTCGGACAGAAGACGCTGCAGGTTACTCCTTCGGCTCTGGACCGAATCAATGTGCGTCGCCTCATGATCTTCGTGAAGAAGCGCATCTCTCAGGTTGCCGCCAATCTCTTGTTCGATCCGAACGTGAAGACTACGTGGAATCGCTTTATCTCTAGCGTCGAGCCTATCTTGGCCGATATTAAGACCAACTTCGGTCTGTCGGATTATAAGCTCATCCTGGATGATACAACGACTACTCCGGATTTGGTTGATAGGAACATCATGTATGCTCGTATCTATCTGAAGCCGACGCGGGCAATTGAGTACATTGCAATTGATTTCAATATTACTCGAACAGGGGCATCATTTGATGATTAATATTGGGGGAGGTTTTAATCTCCCACACTATATAACTTAGGACTTACAAGGAGAACTTATACAATGCCATTTTGGACCAGCGCTTTATCAGAGCCTAAACGAGCACATCGCTTTATCTTGGAAATCCCAGGACTTGTGAGCGCTGAGCAAAAGTTTACGTATGCTACGTACCTCGCAAAGGGGGTTAGCAAGCCTTCTTACACAGTTGGACAGGCGGCCCATAAGTTTTTGGGTAACACCTATTACTATCCGGGTTCTGTTGAGTGGAGTGCGGTAACGGCTACCATTGTAAACGCGGTCAATCCTGACAGCAACCAGCTTCTCCTTAACGCTCTCGTGGGAATGGGATATTTGGATCCCACCCGCCAAGAAGAGGTTTTCAATTCTGGTCAAGCCCCGGGTACTGTTAATAAGGCTGACGCCCTCCGGCAGTTGGGTCTTGTCACCATTGAAGAAGTTAATGGTGAGGGCGGTACTGTTGGTACGTGGCGCTTAGAGAATGCCTTTGTGACCAACGCCACTTTCGGTGATTTAAGTTATGACAATGATACGGAATTACTTAATGTTACGATCGAAATGCGGTATGATTGGGCTAGGTATGAGTCGGGTCCCGCGGTTGATGCAGCCGCTAGCTAAGTAATGGAGCCGACTTGCAAGAAAGTAGGTAATTAATGGCTAGAAAAAGAAACTCAGAGCGGTTGGCAGCACCAACCCCTGAAGATACGTCTGTTGCAGCGGCAACACTCCCCACACAGGACCTCTTGTCCTTTGTAACCCCAACAGAATTTGTGGAACTCCCGAGTCAGGGAAGATTTTACGCAGAGGAATCTTCTCTCGCCGGAGTTGAAACAGTTGAACTGCGGCATATGACAGCAAAAGAAGAAGATATCCTCACCAGCGAATCATTGTTGCGTCAAGGAATTGCACTTGATCGAATGTTGCAAACCCTATTGGTTGATAAGACCCTTAAGTTGGATGATTTTCTAATCGGTGATAAAAACGCACTCGTTGTAGCTGCTCGCATTAGCGGATTCGGCGCCGAGTATGCTACGCGGATTGTGTGCCCTGATTGTGGTCTCACCAACGAGACGGAGTTCGATTTAGACACCCTTTCATTACGTCATGTTACAGACATTCCAGAAGAGATACAAGAGACAGGTGATGGTACGTTTATGTTTGATCTCCCTATAACCGGTGTAACTGTTGAAGTGTGTCTTTTGACTTCAGGCAACGAGCAACGCCTCGTGGCTGCCTCCGAGCGCAAAAAGAAGCTTAAACTTCCCGATACCAACAGTACTGATTTGTTGAAAGCTGTTATTACGTCACTCAATGGAGTGGACGATCGCTCGATGATCGACCGCTTTGTGGATTTGATGCCGGCAAAAGACTCCCGCCACCTTCGGCGCATGTATGAGCATATTAAGCCCGATATTGATTTGAGCCATGAATTCTCGTGCACAGAGTGCGCTTATAACGGAAAGGTGGTAATGCCGTTAACGGCAGAGTTTTTTTGGCCTAGCACATGATTATCAAGCTGATGTTTATGAACAGCTATTTGTCTTAAAACATCACGGCGGCTGGTCGTTCTTTGAGGCTTATAACCTCCCTATTCGGTTGCGACATTGGTTTGTTGAACGACTAATTAAAGAGTATAAAAAAGAACACGACCAAGTCGAGAAAGCCATGGGACGCAAATAGCCGGCCTTTTTTGGTTTATAACTATTTATGTAAGAGGACCCCCGCCTATGTCTCGAACGCTTAAATTTAATCTAAATCACAAGAATAACGTTTCCTTAACCGAAGACGTTTATAGTGATTTTTCCAATGATGTCTATTTTTTGATGCAAGCGTTGCATGGGGGGTCCAACCTGACACCCAGTATCTCAGTAACAGGTAATCAGAGTCAGATAATGTCTTTCTTTTCAGCGCTCCAACGAGAGAAACGCTACATGGATTCCTATGTTAAACACGGACTCAATGATGCCCAGACGATGACATCCAAATATCAATTGGACGATGCAGTGCGCAAATTTGAATATGAAACAGGCTTGAGGTGGCCCTTTATTCAATAAGGGATAAAATCTAAATGGCTGAAATAACCGACAAAACAATCAGTGACCTTAATGACGTTCTAGAGCGTTTAGCGGCGGCTCAAGGGTCGGATAAAGCCGCCGACACACCTGGTCGAGCCCGAACCCGCGCCGGGCGTGGAGGCGGTGACCTCGCCGCGGAAGAAAAAGCCCTTGAGAATGCCACGGAAAAAGTCAAGGAGCTTGAGCAGGCTTACAAAAACTTGGGATTCTCGATCGAAAGAGATTATCAGCAAAAAGCAGCTAAAGCCGAAGAAGATCTCGCAGAGAAGCGCAAGATGGCAGCCGGCGTCTTTAAGATGCAAAAGGAAGCCATTGAGGCTCGCTACGACGCTGAAGATCCTAAACGCACGGAGAAACTCAACCAGGCCACACAGAAATACACAGCCAAAATTAAAGCACTCAACAAGGAGTATAAAGAGTCCAATAAGCAAATAGGGGCTCAAAAGGGACTCTCCGAAAATCTTTCACGGCTTGGCTCTAAGATGCTTGGCTTAGAAATTCCTGCCAACAGTCTCACGATGCAGATGTTTAAGTTTGGGGAACAAATGCGAGAGAACATCGACGGTGGCGCCACCATGGAACAAGCCTTGAAGGATATGAAGAAGCAGATGAAAATGCAGGCAGCGATGAAGGCTATACATCTAGTTGGTGAAGGCTTGAAGAAAATAAGAGATATGACCGCCGGACTCGTTACGGCTCAGGATGAAGCGATATCGAGTTTCCGCAGCGCCACTGGCGCCAGCAAGCAGTATAACCTAGAAATTACTGGATTGGAACGTCGGACGTTCGAAGCGGGGGTAACGTCTGCTCAAGCCGCCAAAGCTTTTGGTACCCTCTACGAACAGTTCTCTGGATTTACAGAATTGAGCGAAACTGAGCGCGGCAATCTTGCAGAGACCACAGTGCTCCTTGAAAAGCTTGGAGTGGATGCAGGATCCTCAGCCAAGATAATGGACCAATTGTCCCGTTCCCTAGGTTACGGACCCGATGCCCTGGGCGCTACTGTACGCAAGCTCGCCGGAAGTGCCAAATCTCTTGGTGTATCAATGAAGAAGATGAGCGCTGATTTTCAGAGTTCATTTAAGGAACTGTCGAAATATGGAGCCCAGGCGGAGAATGTCTTTCTAGATCTAGCCAAACAATCAAAGGCAACTGGTATTGAAGTCGGCACCCTTATGGGCTACGCCAAACAGTTTGATACCTTTGATGGCGCCGCCAAATCTGTCGGGCGCCTTAATGCTATCTTGGGCGGTCCTTATCTTAACTCTATTGACATGTTGAATGCAACGGAGGCAGAGAGAATTGATCTTTTGAAGTCATCTGTTGATGCAGCCGGGGTTCAATTTGACGCCATGAACCGATTCGAGAAACAGGCGATAGCCGCATCCCTCGGAATGTCAGTGGAAGATGCATCTAGAATTATGAAGATGTCGACGGCTGAAATGCAGATGCAAACGATGGAACAAGAAGCTCTCGCAGAGCAGGCACAAGAGGTTCAGACGATGCTTGGCCAAATAAAATCAGCTATGATGGCGATGGCTATCGATATGCGTCCCTTTGTCGAAGAGGTGGTGCTCCCGATGGTGAAGGCTTTTGGCAGCATGGCGAAGTCTATTGGGAACATGGTAGATGGGATGGGTAATTTTGGAAAAGTAGTGTCTGTAGTCTCGATCGCCCTCGCAGCTGCGCTGGTACCCATGGCAGGCGCAGTAATGTTAGCGACAGGAGGTCTCGGCTGGCCAGTCGCCGGCGCAATGTTGGCAGCTGCAGGCGTGTCTTTTGCAGGCGGTTTAGCAGCAGGAGTAGGCACCGCCCTTGGCTCCGGTGGTGGTGGTGGTGCAGCCTCCGGCGCCACTACAAGACCCGACATGATGTTGGCTCCGGGCGGACCGGTCAATCTGGGATCAAAGAAGAGTGGTGGTTCTTTCCTTGACAAATTGTATGCTGCAGCAGGCATGAACGAAAGGGGGGTCGAGACCGCGGTTCTTCCTCATGGCACGTATGTCGCCAACGCAGCAGACACCAAAGAGTCCATTAGCATGGCCACAGCTGTGGTGGCTGAGCTAAAGGGTTTGCGTGAGGATATCTCACGTGGAGGCACCCAACGAGTTATGTTGACACTCGACGATGGTCAAGAATTTGCCGCGTCTATAGTTAATGCATCGGGAATGACACCCTTTGGTTAGGAAATAAGAAAAAATGAATCCATATCCAGCACTCCGCACCAACGATTTTTTTAAGATTCATGTTGAGCATCTTCCCACCAAAAAGAAGATTGCTTTTGAAGGATGGGTGACAAGTTTTAGTGATACCTATACTTCTCAGTGGCAGGAAGAGACGGTTTATGGACGAATGGACCCACTGGCCACCTATCAAAGAACGGGGCGAAGCATCCAGCTTGGCTTTGATATTCCAAACGATAATAAAACCCATGCCATAGACAACATGGCAAAGGTCCGGCAACTAATTAAATTTATGTATCCTCTTTATGCAGAGAGCGCCATGGCACAACAAAACACTCTCCAGTCTGGACCTCTTCTCGGCTTGAAGTGGACAAATCTAATTTCGAGCCCCAACAATAACGGGGAAAAATTAATTGGCTACATCAATGGCGGTTTAGCTTATAGCCCTGAGGTTGCTGAGGGAGGCTTTATATTGCGAGGACTGGACCCCGGTCTGGGCGTGGAAAGTCAATCTTCGATCGCTGTAAAGAATTACTTTCCTAAGAAGCTATCCTTGAGTTTTACGTTCACAGTGCTTCACACACACCTAGTCGGCTGGGCGCCAACAGCCGGCAGCATCGGCGGTCGCAGCTTTACTTTCGGCGGATCACAAGGGACGGATGAAGCTTTCCCCAATGCTTTTATCGCACCGCCGCCGCCCGCTCCTGAAGAAGGCGGACCCCGAGGCAACATGGAGACTACTGACGACGCCAATCAAGATTTAGATCAACGAGATAATCCCACCCCGGAACAAGAAGAAAATCGCAGCCTTCGCCTCCTCGAAGCACTAAACCGCGCTGATGATGACGAAGCCTCCGTCGCCGCGATTAATAACCAAGACAAGGTTGAGGAGAGCTACTCCGGTACCTCGGGTACCCCCTGCGTGCAGGAGGGTGACGAAAACCCGGACCAACTCCCGGCGTGTTCGGAGGTCTAAATTATGGTAAACAGATACGACAACAAAACAATCTTCCGCAATGAGAGCGAAGCCTATGAAAGTATTCTAGAGCAACGCCAGGTTCCCTACATCCGCCAATACGGCACTCCCCAGCTTGAGTCGCCTGACGCATCCGAGCGCGCTGACCTCTTGCGGATACAACATGTATGGAAAGTTGGCGACCGGTTTTACAAATTGGCGCTAAAGCATTATAATGATGCTCAGTATTGGTGGGTTATCGCATTGTATAATAGCAAGCCCACTGAAGCACACGTGAAGAATGGAGATGTACTCCTTATCCCACTTCCATTGGATCAGGTTCTACAAGTAATAAGCGGATAGATTATGGCAGATAACCCAGACTCAGAATCCGCGGCGAACGCATTCGTCCAAGAGGTCCAAGACGCCTCAGAACCAACCGCGACTGCGGCATCATCAGCTGGCGCGGACGCAGGAATTCGTAAACTCGCGCCCCCATGGCTTGAAGACGCGGCACCCGCACTTCTGGACCTATATAAGGATAGTCTTAAATTAGAGTATGCATACAACTATTTTGTGGATAACTATGTGGAGAATGGGTATCAAGAGAGAATTGCAGAGAAAACGAGCGAGCTTATAGCGTCGACCGGGCCCGCCACCGTGGGATCTATAGAGAGTGTTGAGACCGCAATAGCAGCACTGGGACCGGTCGAGCTAAACCCCGGGGGCGGCCACGTGAGCGGAACGAACTGGCTAAATGTAAAAACTAAGTGGCGCCAGTTCGGTCTGATCACGGGCTACAATATGCAGTTTCAAGCCAAGTCCGTTCTGGATATTCGAAAAGAGATGGAAGAACAAGGAAGTTGGTCAGATTTTGTGAACGATGCCGATGATGTCGCTCGAACGCAGCAGCTTCTCAGTGTTCAAAGTCCTCGCTATAGGACCATGGTCGGAGGCTCCAGTGAGGCCGGACTATCCCTCGCGGCACTGGAAGCCGAAGATAATCCAGGCACCAGCGTTTTTACACTGGGGGAAAAAGATTGGTTTTATCCGAAGGTCGCCCAGCGCAATGCCGCCCCCCGTGGCGCCGCAAGCACCACCGATCCAAGCAATGTACACCATCGCCGGTACGATCCTGGCGATTCACAGTGGGCTGCCCTCGCTGCTGGCACAGCCACCAACGACGACGGGCGCCATTCACTGGACCCTCTTTTTTATGGAACGACGATTCAGATTGATAACTATTTCGGTCAGGATAGTACTGCCCGGGATACCAAGTACGGGCACTTATTATCTCCTGAAATTATGGACTTAATAACCTTGGTGGGCGTAAATAATAAAAAACTGGATCGTCAACTCTTCCTCGACGCGCGCGGAGACTTGATGACGCCAGGGCTCGCTATCTGGAACGCCGCCGCCGATTTCCTGGACCCAGGCGGCTACCGCTCATGGATTGAGACCAATCACGCTTTTTGGTCCAGCGATCCCACTTATGGGTCGACGACTCATGTTTCATATCACTCTCAGCAGACAGGGACTCCCTCTCCGCTGGTTGATTTTAACGACAATCCTAAAGTGGTTGATGTCGCCGGCATACAGCACATATTTCCCGATCGCCTGGCGCTATTGCATACTCTCCCCCTTGAGGGCATACCTTTCTTCTCCCAAGGCGATGGTGGTTGGTACCCGCCAGATACGTTTCCCGGGGACCTCAATCAGGACTCAGCTGCCCAGGGATACGCTATCCGCCAGGTGAACGACACCGCGTACTCTGCATATCAAACTCATATCGTAGAAACTGTACCAGCGCAAGTAAAAACAGCATGGCAGACCCTATTTGAAGGATTTGAGAACAAAAGCAATAACCTTTCTGTGCTTGACACCGCTATTCGAAATCATATAGGAACAGAATTCAATGATTTATTTGGCCACGATCGTGACTCAGACGAAGGAAAGAGGGTTCTTAAAGATCAGGTAGAGAGAATACTAGATTTCTTTGGCGCCGGCGAGATCAGCGAAGACACACACGCACAACACAGAGAAAAGGGAGTCACAGGCGGCAAGGGCGCAGCCCCCACCCTGAAGGAAATAGATCCGGCTGCTCTCGATGTTGTAGCTAATTATCGCCAGCTTAAGCCGTTTGACTTGCAATGCTTTTTGATGGAAAACATCGATGCTATTACAGAGGTGCACAAAAAGAATGTTGCAGCACAACCTTATAAAAATGTGGTCTCGCTGACCAATACCCGCGCTAGTTTGGGTGGTCCCGGAACAACCATATCCCGTATTAACCACATAGGCGACGACGCAGCGAAGGCACTCTTAGATTTACCCACAGCAGTGTACGGAGCCCTTACTCCATACATCAAGTTGTATCGTGTTGACTATGACCCAGAGACAGGCATGATACCCATTGGTCAGCAAGAGATTCCTATTCCTAATTACACCCAAGAAAAAGATATTTTCGCGGGATCTGGGCGTTATAAGGGATGGGGATTACAATCCTTTACATGGAAGCTGGACGGTGTTCAACCAGCCGAAGTGGACAATAATATCAGCGCTAATTTATCTTTTTACTTTCAAACTATTAATGAATTGTTTGAGGGATCTGACCGGCTCCAGGGCGGCTTTGGCGGCGGCGGCGCAGATGCGGTCCCTCTCGATTTGTTAATTTCTGCTGCAACGCTCAAGAGCGCTCTCCCCAAAAATGACGAAAAGAAGGATCAGAAGCCCGAGGAGAAGCCCAAAACTTGTAAAGCCGCACAGGATGCCGTCCTTGCTGCTGGGACTCAGTATGAAGGGGCTCAATTCCGCATTAAAGTGGTGGCAGGATGGTCAACACCACCTCGACACGTTCTGCGTGAAGTGTGGCCCGAGCCTCACCCGAGGTGGAAGACAGAAAAACAGAAATTAGATGCTGTGACAGCCGCCCTTAAGGCTAGCCGTATTGCCCTATACCTTCAACAAACACGACATAACCTTACTTTCAATGAAAATGGGTCCGTCAAACTATCCATTGATTATCAGGCTGCAATTAGTGGAATTTTGACCAGTAACAAAATGGATATTTTGGGACCAACCGACAAACAGACAAAGGCTCTTTTGAAGACTTTAGAGGATGATGTGGAGAAATCGCGAAAGAAAATAAATGCTGTAAAGCAAGATGTGGTTAATACATATACGGATGGTGAGACCCGGAGTAAAGAAATTAAGGCGAGAACTAAAGCCGACACCGAAGCCATGAAAAAATTATTAGAAGAGAAGAAGGAGCTAATCAACGCTGACCGTCTCAAAAAATATCGTAAGTTTCTGGAGGGATTATATGGTCGTCAAGACCTAAATCTTCTAAAACGAGACGCCACCCAGACCCAAATATATTCTCTGCGCGTTGAGGCAGGGGAACTAGTCAAAACACCGCTCGGACAACTCACGGACCCTGAAGAGCGCGCCAAGCGCGCAAGAGAAAAAATGAGCAAAGGATCCAGAGGGTTCCTGCTCACCGAGGTAGGGAGTCGGTCACAGTTTAATACGAATTTGTTAGATTCCCTCGCGGAGACCGGGGGGAATGTTGCCGATGACAAGACCCAGACAGTTTCGGAGTCTATTACTGACCAATGGAATACGAGCGTGTCCCAAGGGCTACAGAAAGAGGTGATGGACATTCCTTATTTTTATTTGGGTGATTTAATTGATATGATTCTTGAGACAAATGATATTTTGGGTACCAATAATGAGCCTAGTGCTATTCTTAAATCCAATTTTAGGATGTTTTTGGCTGATATAGACATTACCAATCCTCTACTCCTCTATCAGTTTGAAAATTCAGATGAAATTGTATGTGCCAACACAATCGAAGACAATAGTGTCCTAGAACAGCTACGCAAAAAGGGACTTCTCTTTAATGGAAGTGTCAAAAAGCGTATTAATATTGGGGATATTCCAATTTCTATTGATGAATTTAATGTATGGTTTAAGAACCATGTTGTTAAGAATCAAAGAAATAGTTATTATCTATTACACTTTCTGAAGGACATCTGTGCTAGCCTTATTGGGGAAGCCCTTAAAAAGGGATGTGTCCAGGAGAACGTGGTAGACGATATTCGGTTCGATACATCCATAGTTCATTTCAACAACAAGGATAAGGACTCAGGCATGCCGCATGTGGGAGGCACTCCCGGCGGCAATATTGTTAGTGTTGACAGGCTAACCAAATTGGTAAGATCCACGACACCCCAAAATGATATCCCCGATCTCAAAACCGCCCTGCGCAAGGGCAAAGCGGGAGCTGAGAAATTCTTCAACAAATATAACATTACCTCTGGATTGATTTTGTATTCTACTGACGCCTCACCCCGCGACCGCAAAGGCAATCAGAAGCATGATTTAGAAAGTGGGATCTATCATCACTACATTGGTTCGCCGGTTGGCTTAGTTAAGAAAGCCACCTTCTCCCGTCAGGAACAGACTTATCTCCGCGAGGCTAAGATACAGAAGTTTGGTAATCTAGGAGCCCAGCAGCTGCGCGAGTTATATTCTGTGCGTTTGGATTTAGTAGGAAACAGCCTCTTCAAGAATGGCCAATATACCTTTATTAGACCCACGATGGCGGGCACCGACCTGAGTCTCGTCCGTCTTTTGGGATTAGCAGGCTACTTTCTTATCACCGGCGTCAGCCATACTATTTCCCCGTCTGGTTACAACGTAAGTCTTACAGCGCTGCAAGAAGGACTCGACTTCGAAAGCGGCGCCGCACCGGTGGTTGGGGTTGCCCTAGACGTACCCCCCGACATTGAACGCGCCCCGCATGACTCTGCAGCCCAACACGCTGCGGATCGAGGTGACCAGCACTTCAGCAACCAGCGCGCTGCTGCCCGAGTCGCCGCAAGAGAAGAAGAAATCGCCGCCCGATCCCCCGAAGAGTCCGCCCGTCGCGAAAGGCAAGCGGATGCTGTGCCTGTGGCCACGACCCCCGGCGGCGTGACCGGGATCTCGTATTAGTAAACTAGGAACTACATAAAATATGGCAAACACATTTAATTATCCTATCGGCGATCTCGTTAACCCTAAGGGGAAAAATGGATTAGGTGCACTTGGTGGGTTTTACCAACGGAGTCTTTATAAAGAAGGGCTGTATCCGCAAGCGCTTCCGACCGGCTTAGACGTTTGGCATGATAAATTCTTGTATGGTCGCATTGATCAAAATCAAAATACTGTTGTGCCGCGTCTAATAAATATGAAGGCTATCCCTTCCAGCGGTCCGGCTAATGTGATGGCTCTAAATGTGGCGGTGACTGCGTTTGAAAAATTCGTGCGTCATATGCAAAAGGCTACATGGGTGCGAGCAGTTGTGCCTCAGGGTAATCCGGCGATGATGAATCCGGAAGCAGTCCGGGCATACGAATCGCCGAATGCAAGCTATAGTCAGTTCACTCAAAACTTATTTAACGCCTTTCTTAGAAATCTAAGCGGCACTCAGAAGTTTGCGATTCGAGACTTCCCCTCCTTCCTAAAGTTTTATCGCCCCTACCTCTTAAATGTAGCACAAGCAACTCCCATCACGAAAACAAATTATATACTTTCTTCTCAGGCTAGCCTAATGGGGAGTGGACTCAGCATTTCAATAAGCAATTTAGATGCGTCAAACGATGCTGTCAAATATAAGAAGTTTCTCTCTGACCCCAACTTTGAGTTTTTCCGCCGCTGTGCAAAGAAGTATGGTTTTGTGGTTAACAAAAATGCTCCATGGATTTTAACTGCGGATTTGTTTACGGAGGCTTTTTTAGCAACTGGCACTAACGGATATGCTGTACCTGGAACCGGCACCACAGTTAATAAAAATAACTTTTTTGATATTTTTTATACCAAAACATACACCACGGATTTTGCTGATCTAGTTCGAATTCTACTTAACTCGTACCATCAGCTGGTAGCCAAGGCGCCTTATTATGATGACGAAGTGGGCACCGTAGATTCCAAATGCTCTATTGCAGCAAAACCCCGTGTACCTCTTGAGATGAAGGAGTCAGAATATATGGAGGGACACCCTAGTGCCTCGTTATTGCCAATTAAGCTCCTCATCGATTTATATATTGATCTACGACAAGTAGAGGTTCAAAGCCCCTTGTCGCCTCACCACCTTAGGTCCCTCAAACAAGAGTCATATGACCTATTTTCCCTTATTGCCGGCGCTCCCACCAGCCTAAGCCTCGGCACCGTCGCACACTATGTAAACTTAGTATACCGCCAGTACATTTATGCTCCCGGCGCCGTGACTATGCAAACGCGAGAACGTTTAGACAGAAAAAGTACTTGACACGCGCTGAGCCTCCTGCTATTATAACACAGTGAAGGAAGACTCTCTGCTATTTCAGGTGCTTGATCAAAAAAGAGATTGTATTGGATATTTTGCCAACAACTCTATCAATCCCACCAAACAGATGCCCCGTTCTGGAGCCACGTGGGAGTACTCCACTCATCTCCCAGGCGATCATTATGAGCTAGCGCGCGTTTACAGCGCCGGAGCCACTCTGACAGAGGTTTGCCCGGAGGATTTGCGTGATAGCTGGGAGGAAGTCAAGAAACAGCTTAGAGCGTGTCTCAAGGCTTTTAAAACATCACAACTTTCTTTGGATGAAAACTGCTTTTATGATGTGGTTCCGGAATACTTCCTCTATCAATATCTTCAATCTAAAAATAATATCACGCAGCATGTTTTGGAGACTTATCCTAAGCCGGCCAATTATGAATTCATGTATAACTTAATTGAAATGCTATCGTCCATTCGGGAGCAGCCTTTAAACCTTAATATATCTTCTATTAATCATTTGTTAGGTTCTGTTCGTGGGAAGAACTTTCATCGTTCACTACAGACTCTAAAGCGTGTATGTGATTATAATCCGTGGGGGACTGTTACTGGCAGGCTGGCGACACAACCAAATACATTTCCAATTCTGACCATGAACAAAGAGTTTCGCCGCTGTTTAGAGCCACAGAACGATTGGTTTTTGGAGCTAGATTTTAATGCTGCTGAGTTGCGCACCCTCTTGGCTCTTGCCGGCGTGGAGCAACCCAGGAATGACATCCATGATTGGAATGTAAAGAACATTTTCGACAGCAAGCTGACCCGAGAAGAAGCCAAAGTGAAAACCTTCGCATGGCTCTATTCTAGTAAGGAAAACAAGCAGTTAGAGAGCCTTTATAATAAGGATTTAGTGCGAAATAAGTACTGGGATGGCTGTAAAATTGAGACAGATTATGGTAGAATAGTAGAGAACGTGGACGAGCATCATGCGCTTAATTACATCGTTCAGAGCACCACAATTGACATGGTGCATGAGCAGGCTTATAAAGTCTACGAGCTTTTGAAAGGGAGAAGGAGCCACATCGCATTTCTTATTCACGACGCTGTGTATATCGACCTCGCCGAAGAGGATCGGTACGAAATATTAAATTTACTTGACACGTTCAAGAAAACGCGTTATGATATGTTCAAGGTTAACGTCTCCGCTGGAAGGAACCTCGGAGAAATGAAGGAATTAAAGTTATGAAAGGTAAGACACGCTACCACAAACTGGTCCGCGACCGCATCCCGGAGATAATTGATGAAGCAGGGAAGATGCATCGTGTGCGACAGGTTAAAAATAAAGAACTGAAGCATTTTGCCTTGCAGAAGCTTCAAGAAGAGATACAGGAATTCATCGATGACCCCTCAGCAGAAGAAGCTGCGGATGTGTTGGAGGTTTTTCACTTCATTTGTGAGCGCTTAGGTCTTTATCCCCACACTATTGAAGCAGAACGCACGAGCAAGCGCATCTTGCGCGGTGGGTTTGAGATGGGATACGTCTTGGAGTGGGTTGTCGACGAATGAGGATCATAGGTTTAGGCAAAGCTGGCTGCAGCCTGGCACAAGCATTTTCAAAGTTCCCTCAGTATGAAACGGTGAAGATCGATTCAGATAAGGGCGCTGATATTACTATTAAAAATCGTGACAGTCATGAAGAGTATGATGCTAAGTTTCCTAACGTGAAACGCAAGCTAAAATTCACCAACGAAGACATCATGATAATCGTTTGCGGCGCTGGGAAGATCTCGGGTGCTATCTTGCGCCTCTTAGAACAGCTTCAGAACAACAAGATCACTATATTGTATATACAATCTGACTTGCGGCTGCTCAGCGAAATACAGAAGAAGCAAGATAAGATTGTTAATAATGTTTTGCAGGAGTACGCAAGATCGGGGGTCATCGATGCAATATGGCTGGTGGATAACCGACGCGTTGAACGAGGCATCGGGGAGGTGCCCATCATGGGCTATTATGAGGTCCTCAATCAGGCCATCGTCAACATGATTCACATGATCAACGTATTCAGGAACTCCGAGCCGGTCATTGGTAATTTTATTGCCCCTTCAGAGCTGAGTCGCATTGCCACGATTGGACTTCTAGAGATAGATGAGGATGCAGAAAGTTGGTTTTATGACTTGACAAACATCCGTGATGTGGTATACTATTATGGTATCAACGAGGCAGAATTAAAGGACGACGGGACATTGTTTAAGAAAATTACAAACTATATTTCGTCTAAGCTGGATGAGAAAATGAACGTGTCTTATGGAGTGTATAAAACCACCTATGAACAACGATATTGTTATTGCATTCAGTATTCATCTATGGTACAATCATATAAAGAACTACTAGACGATCAGGATATTGGCTGATCGTACTTTAGCCCAACTATAAGGAGATAAAAAATGGGTATTAATTTAGACAAGATGAGAGAGAAGCTCTCGTCACTACGTGGAGACGGAAACTCCTCAAATGACACTTTCTGGCGCCCAGAAGATGGCGACCAGGATATTCGCATCGTCCCAACAGCGGACGGCGATCCCTTCAAGGAGATGTGGTTTCATTACAACATCGAGAAGGGCGGCTTTCTATGCCCCAAGCGTAACTACAGCGACGAGTGTCCTGTATGTGAGTTCGCCTCACAGCTTTGGCGTGAGGGAGTCGATAATAACGATGATCACAGTAAGAAGACTGCAAAGTCTCTTTTCGTGAGGCAGCGCTTCTTCAGCCCCGTGATGGTTCGCGGCGAGGAAGAGCGTGGAGTACGCATCTGGGGGTATGGCAAGACTGCCTATGAGAACCTCCTGACGCTCGTGCTAAACCCGGAGTATGGTGATATCACCGACACCGAGACTGGTACAGATCTCACGATGACCTATGGGAAGCCGCCAGGGGCTTCCTTCCCCCAGACGAAGCTTGTGCCTCGACGCCGATCGTCCCCGCTCTGCGAGGACCTGACGCCTGAGAAGTGCGCTGAGCTTCTCGACAGCATTCCGGAATTCTCCGGTCTATTTGAGCGAAAGACATCTGCTGATGTGCAGACGATTCTCGATACGTTTATGAACTCTCAGGTCGACGACCCCGAGACAGTCAGTAGCGAGACTACGAAGTACGGCAACAAGGATGGCGAAGCTAACGCCGTCGACGCCGCTTTCGCAGAGCTTGGCGCTCTTTAATTATCCCCCCCACAGGGAGGCACAGGGTTATCAGGTGCCTCACAAAAGAAAGGAAGAGTTATGACAACTACTAATACTAATAGTTCAAATCGTCTCGATCAGCTCATGGAGATCCTACGGGCAACCCAGGATGATCATGAGAAGTTCTTTACCAGTGGCAACAATGCTGCCGGAACGCGTGTCCGCAAGGCAATGCAGGCGGTAAAGACATTGGCTCAAGAACTTCGTACTGAAGTGCAAGAGACCAAGAACACAAGGTAGGCTCTGCCAGCCGCAGGGAGGCATGGGGATACAGATGTCTCAATTATTATCTAAGAAGGGATTTTGAAATGAGTAATAATATTGTTAAGAAGCTAACAAAACTTAAGGTTGATGATAGCGCGCTGCTGACGGTGAGTTACAGCGAGGGAGCGGATGTGTGGCACATCAATGAGAGCCACGTCGAAGAGAGCGTGGGGGAGACGGACACAGCGCAGATGTTTGCATCTTTGCTGACGTCGGGAATTCCCGTATATTCTCAGTGGGGGTCCGCTGATGAGGGAACTGACATTCTCAATCAGATGCGTGATAATGGCGCTCTGGATGACTATGACCGTGATGGATATTTCGAGGATTTTATCCAGGGTGTCCTGACCGAAACCATTTATGATAATGAATACGACTTGGAATATTCTACACAGCAGTACGACTATAAGCGTGGCCGTTGTGATATTTCGGTTACGGTTCGTTGTCGAGCAGGCGACTTGTACGCTCAGGATAAGAAGTCCGATGCGATCTCCGTTGACTCTGCACTCGGTGCTTTTGAACTTACCGTTGACACCAGCGCCGGTACACTGACGCTTAAGTAAATGGAAACTTTGGATTTACACGGTGAGCGATATGACGGAGTACAACAGAAAGTACACAGCTTTGTGTATAATAACAATCTACCCGTGCGTATCATCACCGGTAAATCCGAAGCTATGAGAAAAATAGTGGTTGACACCATAAGTTCATTAGGGTATCATGCACACTATGAACGACTCGTCAATGAAGGTTGTCTGGTCGTTACTGAACAAGAGCTAGTGCTCTAGAAAAGATTGAGGTATGATGGGACTTTTAGTATTTGTGATTGGGTTTAGTACTATATGGATAATGTGCCGATTGTATGCTGATATTACACATCTGCAAAAATGTATAGATAGGGTGTGCACCGATCTTGATGAACTTCGAAATGAAGTAGTGAAGGGAGAATTTAATGGCAAAGAGTAAGTCCAAGGCAGGCAAGATTTCAATTGATGGTCTGCGAACTTTAATCAATAAAACATCGGGCGTGAATGTCGCCCACAATCTGAAGGAAGCAAATCCTACAGAGGTAAAAGAATGGATCCCCACCGGTTCTCGGTGGTTGGATTCTATTGTCTGTCGCGGTCAGCTTGGTGGCATACCAGTTGGCAAGTTCACGGAGATTGCAGGTCTTGAATCAACCGGCAAGTCTTTCATGGCCGCGCAGTGTGC